TATAAGAGTCTTTAACATATTCTGTAATTCTGCTATGTTTTTCTCTCTAGCTACATCTTCAATATCTACAGCCCATCCGTCTCCGGCATAATCTTCTATTCTCTCTAAAGCATCTTCAACTACTTCTATTTGCTGTTCAACTGCTTGTACATCTATGTTAACATCTCTATCTAATCCAGCATACTTCTCTTGATCTTCTATACCCTTTTTTGCCATAGAAATGACTGCTTCTGCATCTACTTTTATCTTCTTAAGATTATTTGCAACTTCTACTGACTGCTCTACTTCGTTTATTATTCTAGAGTTTCTAGTTAACTTATTTTCTACTAAGAATTTTTTTAAATTAAAGTTTTCCATTCTGTACTTTTTTTAATATTTGTTCGTTTTGTTTTATAAGAGTTAGCATTTTTACTGTTGACTTTCTACTTTTATTTGTCTTAGTTCTCTGTGGTGATGTATGATTACCTCTAGCCATTATACGTCTATTACTTTTATATTACCGTAGTATCTATCTTGCATTATATTATCCATTTTAATTGAACCTCCTGGTCCTTCTAAGTCTGGGTATATTCCTAACATATCTGCTTCTTCCATTATATCATCAATTGGAACGTCTTTTTCAGACCCTGTAAAAGGTTCTAGATTATCCATTGTGATGATTCCTAGTTTTGGATTTCTAACCTCTACATCGTATATGTATACAAAGTATTTGGTCTTTTGTCCTTTTATTTGCTGTGCGTCTTCTAATTCTTCTGAATCAGTAGTTACTTTTTTTACTTTATTTCCTACTAAAAATACTGCTCCGTAATCTCCTTCTCCTAAATACTCTCCTCCTTGGTCAACAATATCGTTAACAAGTTCTTGGTATTCTTGAGAGGGTGTAATTACCTCTTTCAGTATGTTGTAGATTGATAGCATATTAATCCAAAGGCCCCATTGATCTCACCATAGCAGTTCTTCTTTCTAACTCTTCTGGTGATATAACTACTGAAAAGCTTTTGAAGGTTGGGCTATCTTGACTTAATTTAAACTGTGTTTCGTTATGGTCTGGGCTGTCTAATACACCTGTTAATGCTTGAACTGCTTGATCAGGTGTTCTTCTAGTTTGTTGATCTTTTCCAAATCCACCTGGATAAAGTGTTGGTACCCATAGTTGTACTTCTGGTGATAGGTCTTTTATGTAGTCTATTAATTGCTGTAGATCCATTGTATCCCCTTCTCCTTCGTAAATTGGATTTTCACCTCTAGTAATTCTAGCTACATTATCAGGATTAGCTTTATCTAAAATTGTATTTCCTCTTTCAGCATCTCCTTCGTATTCTTCTTGATCTGCTCCTTTAGCTATTGCAGTTAATATCTGCATAAATTCATCAGGAGTACCTCCTTTAGTTTTACCTATATACTTTGAGTATCCTTGAAGTTGCTCTCTTACTGATTCTACTAGTTCTGATTTTTTCATTACTTATCTCTTTTATATTCTTCTATGATTAAATATAATACTAATGTAACAACCGCTGCTATCCAATAATAGGCTATGTTTCCTCCGTCCATTAGAATTTTATAGTTATTGTTACTTCTTTTTAGGTTTAATTATAAATAGTAAAGTATTTAATAGAATTACAAAAGCACCTAGTACTATTATGCCTGCTACTATATCCTGTATCATTAGTATTCTTTTATTCTTACATTTAACGTTCCTGTTCCTTTTATAAGCCTATGGTAGACTTCTTTTGGTATATGTATTTTATCTTTTAGTACCTGTGGTAATTCATTATCGAATTGAAACATCCAATCGGTAGGTTCTAATATCTCTACCTCTCTATCGTTCTCATCTCTATGCCATACAAATTCTTCTTCTGAAGTATCCTCTGTAAATTTTCTATAAAGATACTCTGAGGTCTCTAGTTCAAAGTAAGGTCTCATATTACCAATACCCGCTAAAGTTTCTACTTCCTCCTAAAGATTTCCAATATCTTCCAATATTACAAGCCCAGTATCCTGGTTTTGTTTTATCTTTTTTAGTAGCACATTTATGTCTAGCGGCGAAAGAAGATCTAGCTCCTGGCTCATCTATTTTAACATTCAATCCTGTTGTACCTCCGAAAGATACTTTTACTACATTTCCTTTTTTATTTTTGGTATAAACGTAGAATTTTTTAGATCCACCTCTTTTTGGTTTATTTAAAGGAACATCTTTACCTCTGTATTCTCCTTCATTTAGATTTTCTATTTCATCATCTACCCATTCCTTTTCATTTGGACCTAATTGATTATAGTCCATTCCAAACTCATTGTTAGCGATTTCATCCTCTAGAGAATCGTAATCCACTTCATCAATCATTGGAAGATCTAAAGGTACTTTCTGTCCTTCATACACTCCATACTCTCCAATATCTGTTGTTTCTATAAGAAGTAAATCCTGCTCATTAAGAGTTATTTTACCGTCTCTTAAAGCTTGTCTTGCTTCAGCAAACAATTGTATAAACGAATCAGAGGAATAGCGGTAGACACATTCAGACAGTGTCAGCTTGTTGTCTAAATGGTATTGCAGGTTTGGCAATCCTACTACTTCTTGTAATCTTATCATAAGAAATCTTTTCTAAAATATCTTCCTTCTATATTATCATTTATATAGTTGGAATCTGGTTCTATTACTCCTTTTATAAATAGGAATTTGTTTTCATAATATGTATGAAGCTTTTTATTTGGAGTAAAGATAAGAATTTCTCTTGAGAATTCCGACTGTTTACCTTCTTTTATTAAGCTTTTTATTTCTGAGTGAGATCCGTAATAGGTTTTCCAATCAGATTCTTTTCTAACTATTTTAGATTTACTAGCTCTTTTATCTGTTATTAAAGCCAGTTCTTTTTTACCTAAAGCTTTTTTTGTAACAGAAATAAGTTGTTTTTTTCCTAAGTATTTTCTACCGGTTGGTAGATGTGTTACTTCATAGATAAACCCGAAGTTGTCTCCGGGCATATCTTCTAGTTCTTTAATTTCTTTATCTTTATATAACCACATTTTTTATTTTGTTTTCTATTAAGATAGTGTATCTACCATCAATGTACCTCCTGGAGCTATTCTTATTCTATATAAGGTTCCTGATACATCATTCATATATATAGAGCTTGGAGCTCCTTTTATTGTTAAAGACCCAGTTACCTCTAACGAACCTGTTACTTGAAATGTACTTCCTGATGCAAATACTAAATTACTTCTAGATGTGTTTGATGTACCATTTCCAACTATAAAAGCAGATTGTGCTGATGATGATATATTGTATTGTCCTTGAACATGTTGATAATCTCCTGATGCAGTTGTGAAGTACCCTTCTGCATGTGAAAAGTTTCCTGTAGCTGCAGTGTGCTGGCCCTCTGTATGAGAACCCACTCCTATTGCTCTAGTTATATTACCTTCAGCATGTGAATAATTACCTACTGCGTATGTTATTAGTCCTTCAGCATGAGAACTATTACCTACTGCTCTAGTACCCGTTCCTTCTGCATGTGTATAGCTACCGAGTGCGTATGTTCCTGTTCCTTCTGCATGTGCGTAGTTTCCGAACATCCCTGTTATTGTACCTGAGAATGGATCTGTAGTTGATCCTATACGGCATGCTCCTAGTGATTGGAGAAAGGTTAAGTCGTAATTTACTCCTATAACTGTACTACTTCCACTCATCACACTACTCGTTATGTATACTCCTAATCCACCTTCGTAAAGGTTGTCAAGAGGTTCATCTGTAACTAACATAGGAGTTCCTACTACAAAACTTGCTGTAATATTTCCTGCATATACTAGTGTGGATGTTCCGTTACCATTATATGTTATATTATTAACTTGGAAAGCTTTGACTCCTGCAACATTTGCCCATCCTTCTGTATGTGAGTAGTTTCCTGTAGCTGTAGTAGAATTCCCTTCTGCATGTGAGTAGTCTCCTCTAGCGTTTGTAGCTACACCTTCTGCGTGTGAGTAGCTACCTGAGGATACTGTATTATATCCTTCAGCGTGTGAAGAGTATCCAAATGATATTGTGCTATCTCCTTCAGCATGAGAATAAGATCCTGATGCTAATGTACCAAAACCTTCAGCATGTGAAATCTCTCCTACTGCATTAGTATAACCTCCCTCTGCGTGCGAGTAGCCTCCTCTAGCGTTTGTAGATATACCTTCTGCGTGCGAGTAGCCTCCTCTAGCGTTTGTAGATATACCTTCTGCATGTGAATAGTTTCCTATAGCGTTTGTAGATATACCTTCTGCATGTGAATAGTTTCCTGATGCTGAAGTGTAGTAACCTTCAGCATGAGATGATTGACCTACTGCGACAGTGTTAGTACCTTCTGTATGTGAATAATCTCCTCTAGCGTTTGTAGATATACCTTCTGCATGTGAATAAGACCCTGATGCTATTGCCCCATATCCTTCAGCATGAGAACCTGTTCCGTAAGCTCCAGTAGCAGTTCCTTCT